CGTCCATGACTTCGTGTGATTCGCGCGTATTACCGACGCCGCTGATGCACCATTCCTTGACGAACGACACTTCAGTCGACTGCGCTGCGATGTCTGCGCTTTCTGCAAGTCCTATCATTGTTTCAGTCTGCGCGATCCGTCGTGCTTGCCATAGATTCAGCGGCGCGAATTCTTTCTTCACGCGCTTGACAAGCGCTTCGACGCCGATGTTGACGTCTTCGTTCAGTGCATCTGACAGAATGTTCTGCAAGTCGTCGCGAAGCGTGCCTGACACGCTGACGATGTTGCGGCCGCAGCGTTCTGTCGCGAAGCTGCGCAGCGTCTGTTCCCAGATGCCAGACGGCGCGTCGGCCTTGCCCTTCGACAAGTCGCGCGTCACAGACTTCGCGTTCGGCAGTCCAGCGTTCAGATACAGTCCAGTCGTCCAGTCATACAGATATGCGCTTTCGTTCAGATTGTTTTCGATGATGCGCGCCCACTGCGATTTGTCGTCGTAGTTCGCACACAGCTTCAGAAGACGACTGACTTCGTTGCGACGAAGAATGACAAGCCGTGCGGCGTACACTTTGCCGACGGCCAGTCCCTTGCGGCGCAAATAGTCCTGGTGCGCGCGCTGCTTCGCTGAAATCTTCTTTCGCATTATTCGTTGATGTCGAAGTCAGAAGCTTCGTTGCCGAACTGAACGCCAAGCGGCATGATAGGCTTGTCGGCCCAGTCTTCTTCGATGCGTTCGTAGTTGTTCGCTTCGCGCAGTTCGTTCAGCGTCGCGTGCATCTTCGCCAAGTCGTCAAGCGTTTCGCCGCGATTCTTCTTCAGCACTTCAATCTTGTCTGTGTCGACAGTCAGTTCGAACTGATCCGACAGTCCAAGATAGTGAATCAGGTCTTCGGCGAATTCGTTGCAAAGCGGAATCGCAAGCTGTTCGTAGATTGTCTTCTTCGCTTCTTTCGCGTTTTCGTACTTCGACTGTCCCAGATAGATGTCGACCGGCAGCTTGTACACGAAGCAAAGCACGTTGATTGCGTCTTTGTGTGAAGACAGAATCGACAAGTCGGCCGGATTGTCGCCCAGCTTGTGAACTTCGATTGCAGTGCGCATCGCGATGTTCTTGTTCGCGTTCTTCTGCGCGTTCGTCTTCTGTTCGATGTCGTCGACCTGCTGCGGCAGTGCCGGCGCAGCTGCGTGCGCAGACGGCGTGATGACGTTCGCGGGGCCGCCGTTCTTCAGCGTGGTCGCCTGACGCTGCATTGCGCGGTCAATGACTGTCAGATACACTGCGGCTGCGACGATTTTCGAAGTGCCGTAGAATGACGTGTCGTCAAGATTGTAGTCGAACGACTGGAAACAGTTGCCTTCAAGCAAGATTTCATCTTTGCCGCTGGTGCCGGTCAGCTTGATGCCCTTGAACGGCGCAGTGATGCCGCCGCGGTCGATTTCGACACGTTGCCCTGGAATGATGTACATTTCTTTCGGCGTGCGATCCTTGCCGGCCTTCTTCGGTGCATAGACCAGTGCGTCGCCGAACAGCAGCTTGTTGATTGCCCAGGCGGTCAAGAACTTTCTGCGCGTGAAGCGGTCGTTCGGCTTGTTCAGCAAGTCAAGAATCGGGTGCGTGTCAACGTAGTCGTCTTTCTTGATGTCATACAGTTCAAGATACTTCGCGACTTCGCCGACGTTGTCAGCGATGTAGTTGATGACGCCCATGACCGGCGCAAGCGTTTCGTATGCGTTCTTGATTTCAAGACGCGAAAAGCGCGCAAGCTGGCCCATTTCAAGACCTTTCAGCTGTGGCGCGATGATTTGCAGATACTGATTGACGAAGCCGTCTGTTTCGCCGTAGTAGCCTTTGACTTCGTTTTCAAGCGATTTCAGCGCTTTCAGTTCGCTTGTCTTGATGATGTTCAGTCCAAACATAATTCGTCGATTTATGACGCAAAGAAACGTGTTTTCCGCGACGATACGCTGCAAAGCGCTGCGCTAATTTTCGCCGATGTTGTTCGTGATGCCCAGACGGCGCAGATGCGTCACTGCCGCGTAGTTGATTGCGTCCATTGCATGGTCGTTGCCGTCGCATGGTTCGTCAGTGTAGTGACTGTTGTCTTGCGGCTTCGGCTTGTAGCTGTACGTCTTGACTTCAGCGCCGATGTGTTCGCCGACGTAGCGAACGCGGAAGCCGCGCAGCCATGCGACGCGGCCTGCCTTGTCACGGTTGACGGCAGACGTTGCGTCGATGCCGTAGTGAATGCGCAGTTCGTCGCGCGCTTCCGGCCTTGACGGGTCGACGTACACGATTGCTTCTTCTGGTCGCAAGCCGACTGACGCTGCGTCTGCGATGATGACCGGCGCGACGTCACGCGGCAGCATGCCGGTCTTGTAGCAGACTTCCCAGATGTAGATGATGCCTGACAGCGGATCGTAGCACATGCGCACAAGCGCGTTCGGGTCTTCTGAATATCCCCAGTCGTTGCCGTACCATTGCGGCAGCTGCGCCGGGTAGTCTTCCGGCGCGATTGCTTCCCAGTTGCGGAAGATGATGCCTTCACGACGACGCGCGAACTTGCCAAGAAACACGTTGTCATAGCGTTCGCGGTCAAGCGCACGCATCTGTTCGGCGCGCGCAAGAAAGCTGTCAGACAGATTCGGCAGATTGTCGAAGTACGTCGTGCTGATATAGGTCACGTCGCCTTTGACGCCGTTGAAGTCTTCGTCGACGCCGGCTTCGCGATAAAAACGCCGATAGATCCAGTGGTCGATGTCAGTCGGGTTGAAGACGATGATGACTGTGTTCGTCGTGCCGACTGCACGAATCGACAAGTCGATAGTGTCGAACGTCGCTTCGTCTGTCAGTTCTTGCGCTTCGTCAAGAATCCAAGTCTTGACGTTGTGAATTGACTTCAGCTTTGCAATCTGATTCTTCGACGACTGCATGATGCCGCGGAAGTATATCGTCGCGCCGGTCGCGCAGTTGATGATTTCCTTGCGCTTGATGATGAAGTCGTCTGCGATGCCGAAGATGTCAAGCTTTTCTTTGTATTCTGGTATGATTGACACTTCGGCCGACGTCAGCGTGAATCGCGTGTACAGAATATTGAAGCCGTCGTCATACGTCGCGCAGCTGGTCGCAGAAGACACGGCGTGCGACTTGCCACTGCCGCGGCCGCCCTTGACAAGAATGTATCTTGTGCGCGGCGGTGCGAACAGCGGTTGATACTTGTCGCTGAAGACGTATTGTGTCTGTTGTGTCATTCTTCTGTCGTCGTGTCGTCAGCTGTCTGTGCTTCTTGCTGCACCTGGCGTTCGATGTCCTTGAAGACGATGACCGGCTTTTCCGGCTTGAAGTTCATGTCTGTCTGCTGACGGATCTGCTGCAAGCTTCTGCCAAGCACGCGGTCGAACGCCCAGCCGATAGCGTCGAACGCCTTGCGCGGGTCGCTGAATTCGCGCGCAAGAATGCGCTGCATCTGATTGCGGCCGTTGTCCGCAACTCTGTTGAAGTCTTCGCGTGTCATGTCTGCGTCAAGCAGCGACAGCGCTTCGTCAAGATTTTCGTTCAGCAGACGTTCGACTTCTGCGCGTGACTTGCGCACGACGCCTGATGCACGGCCAGCAGCAGCCGCAAGACCTGGTCTGTCTGCGAAGCTGCCGCTGTTGCGTGCGATATTCTTGCGACTGTTCGGGTGCTGGCCGCGTGTGTCGCTTTTGTTCTTCTTCTTTGCCATGTTCGACGTTCTTTTCAACGTTTTCGATTGATTCGTTCCAAGTCGCGCATGCTGCGTGCTGTCTTCTTCGCTTCAAGCTGCCGGTTGTAGGCGTCACGACTGACATGCTTTTCGCATGCTTCGTCTGTGACTGGCTTTTCTTCGTGGAAGATATAGCCGTACTGACGACACGCCATATACGGTGTGCCGTCAGGGAACTGCCCAGGCTGGTAGAAGAAGCAGTCGTCGCAGCTTGTCGTCTTCTGGTCGTAGTGTCGCGTCATGATGCCGGCTTGTCTGATACGGCGTTGATGCGCAGTCTGACGCGCTGTTGCAGCTGCTTCAGATGTTCGATGTCAGCTTCGATGCTGGCTTCGTCGGTCTGGAACAGCTTCGCGAACTGGTCGACTGGCGCGTTGATGTTGTTGAACTGAATCGCTTGCAGAATCAGCAGTCGGTCTGTGCCGTCAAGCGGCGGGTCAAGCGGCTTGCCGTCCTTGTCTTCAAGCGACAGCGTCAGTTTCTTCGGTGCGGGTGCCGGCTTCGGCAGCTTGTGAATTCGTTTCGGATTTTTCATCATGATGTAGTGCGTTTTGTTGTTGTCTTGTAAAAAGAAGCGACGTCTTCGCTGCATCGCTTCGCCGACGGCTTGCATTTGTGGATTTCATCGGCATGTATGTCAGACCGCGTCAAGACCGGCGACGCGGCGAAGAATCCAAAGAACTGTGCCGGTCTACGTTTCAAGTCTTGCGGTCTGGCCGGTAAACTTTTCCCAGCGCGCGATGATGACGTCGCAATAGCGCGGGTCGATTTCCATTGCATAGCATCGGCGGCCCAGCTGCTGCGCTGCAATCAGTGTTGTGCCGCTGCCGCAGAAAAGGTCGATGACGCTTTCGCGACTGAAGTTGCTGATGAAGTGCGCGGCCAGATCCAGCGGGAATGTCGCGCTGTGTATCTTCTGCACTTCGCTGTCGCGGCCGATGCGATTCGACAGATGCAGCATGTTCGACAGCGTGCCGCGGAACGGCTTCACGCCGATTGCGCGCGTCGCTTTTTCGCTGAAGACATGCACGAATTCGAATTCGCTGTTCAGCACGTTCTGTCCCATAGCTGGCTGCGCTGATTCTTTGTCCCAGATGATTGTGTCGGCGAAGTGTTCTTTCATCGTCGACATGAAGTCAATCAGCTGCGTCTTATTGCCGGCTATCTGTTGAACGTTCACGAAAGCGAACTGTGCGACGGCCAGCGCGTTTTGCGTCGACGCGACAAGCAGCTTCAGATAGTCGTCGCCGGACTTGTCGTCAGCGTCGTTCGCATACTTCGATGTGCGGCCGCGTTTCGCTTCTGTGGGCGTCTTGCCGGCATTGTATGGCGGCGAAGTGAATCCGATGTCAATTTTCATTGTACCCCCCCCCACAAGCTTTTTGACGTCGTCAAGACTGATGCTGTCGCCGCACATCAAACGATGTTCGCCAAGAATCCAGACGTCGCCCTTCTTGCAGCGCACTTCAATGCTGCCGATTGGCACGTCAAAGTTGTCGTTCTTGACGGTCGCTGTTTCTTCGGCCGCTTCTTCTGCTGCCTGGTCTTCTTTCGACCAGACGCCGCGCAGTCCCCAGTCGTCGAAGTGCGCTTTTTCGTTGTCCCACTGGTTCGCAAGCGTGTCGACGTCCCAGCTGCCGAAGCTGCCGTTGTCTTTCAGTGCGCGACGGCGAATCGTCTGCGGATCTGTGACGTCGTCTTCAGGTTCATAGATGACGCACGGCACGTCTTTCAGCTTCAGCTTGCGCGACGCTGTCAGACGCAGATTGCCGGCGAACACGACGAACTTGTCGCCATACGCGACGACCAGCAGCGGCCGGTCTTCAAGGAAGTCTTCGTCTTCGCGGATTGATTCGACCGTCATCGACAAGTCGTCTTTCGTCCACTGGCGCGGATTCTTCGGCAGCCAGTCAAGCTGGCCGGTGTTCGCTTCAAGCGATTTCAGTTCAATGTTCTGTCTTGTTTTCTTCATATTCAGTCGTCAAATTCATTCTTTTTCATTGATTCTTCGACTTCGCGGCCGCCGTTCAGATACCAGTTCAGATAGTATTCGATGCGAACGGCGGTGTCGAAGCGAATGCCGTCGCAGTCGGCCGCACGACGCACAGCGCGACGTTCGATGCGTGCGCCGCGTGCGATGTGTGACAGCGTCAGACCAGACGCAGAAATCAGTTGCGACAGCGACGTCTTGCGCGCTGTTTCTACGCGGCTGAAGTCGCGTTCGGTCAGAAGTGTGTTTGACTGTGACGGCATATCGGTTCTATTTTCGTGCAAATGCGAAGGCGTTCGCCAGTGCTTCAGCTTCTTTGCGCTGCGCCTGGCCGCCGTTGAAGTTGTTGTCGATGTCGATGATGATGCGTTCAAGTTCGCCGAAGTCTTTCGACTGAAGCGCAGCAAGCGCACGATTCAACGACAGCAGCCATGATGACGTGTCGCTTTCGCCGGCATCAATCGCAGCGAAGCGCGACATCTGAAGATGCCAGAACAGCCAGTCATACTGCTTTCTGTCGACATAGATGCACGCGGCTTGTTCTTCGCGTGTTCGCGGACATTTGATGTCGCCGACTGTTCGTGCCTTGTTCATTATTGACATAGCAAATACGATTTTCGGTGTGTAGATTCTTAACATTTCAGATCCAGGTGAAGTGTCGTTTCGCCGAACACAAGCATCGCGGCGTCGCGTTCGTGACTATTCGTGCGATTCGGCCATTTCGTCAGCGCCTTGAACACGTCAGCAGACAGCTTCGTCGCGTTGTTCTTCGGTGCGCGCATTTCAAAGCGAATGCGGTTGTCGGAAAGAAAGTCTTCCCAGATTTGACTGTCGCGCTTGACGCTGCCGGCGCCCTGGCGTCGTCCCATTTCGCGGCGAATGTCGTGCGTGTCAGGAATCCAGCGGCGCTGTCGCGCGTCTTCAAAGCGAACGACGACTGGCGTCAGCGGATTCGCAAGAATCGTGTTCAGCACAAGCTTCATCGCGACGTGGATCTTCACGCAGCTGATGCTGTCGAACTGCTGCTTGTCCGTGTCCCAGACCGCAATGCCGGTGTTCACGCCGGTGTCTATTCCGATGCATTTCATGGCTGGTCTTCGTTTTGGTGTTCGGTGATGTGCTTTGCGACGGCGTCGAACACGCCAAGAACGCCAAGCAATAGAAGCGCAAGCGGCCAGAAGAAAGCGGCAAGCAAAACAAGCGATGCCGCCGCTTCTGCTTCTTCCGGGCTGCAATCGTGTGCAAAGGCGCGCACCAGCGCAAAGGCCAGTGCGACGCCGATGACGATGTACAGAAGTGCAAGTATGATTGCTATCCACATAGTCGTGACGGTTTAGAATGCCGGCATGTCGTCGCTTTCAAGTCCCAGGCCGCCGCCGAAGTCCTGAACGTGCTGCTGTGCGGCGGCTGTGCGCTGACCGTACTGCGGTGCTGCGCCCTGATTCTGCGGCTGACGCTGCTGCTGTGGCTGCGGTGCTGGTGCCGGCGGCATGCGGTCGCCGCCTTCATTCAGCTTGCGGTCAAGAAGAATGACGGTGTCTGCAAGCACTTCAGTGATATAGCGCGTTTCGCCGCTTTGTGTCTGATAGCTGCGCGTGCGCGACTTGCCTTCGACATAGATGCGGCTGCCCTTCTTGACAAACTGTTCGACGATTTCTGCGACTGGCGTCCATGCGACGATGTTGTGCCAGTCTGTCTGTTCTTTCTTGTTGCCGTCGCGGTCTTTGAATGTTTCAGAAGTCGCAAGCGTGAACTGCGCGACCTTTC